GCGTCTCAATCATCTGCCGATGCAGATACGGAAGGTTATAAAGCTGCGGAGCCGTTTGAGAGAGTTGAAGGACCGCCTGATACTGCACGACCTTCTGCGACATGGTAGACGCATTCGGATCTGAGACCGGGATGACATCTACGTCATCGTAGTCCGCCTTCTTCGCCTTGCGGTTACCCACCTCCGGCTCATACGAATACTCATCCGGCGTATTGTCACGGATGATGCCTGCCAGCAGTTTGAACTCCTGCTTCATCGCGTAGTACACGCGAGCCTGCACCGCCGTCATCACCTTCAGAACTCTTTCGAGGACGGCCAGAGTGGTACCGACCGGAGCCTGCGAGGACATATCCGAAATCTTGAGATCCGACACCGCAGCGAAACGGCGTCCTTCCTCAACGATACGATCCATCAAGACCGAGAGAGTCTGGCTCGGCTCCTTGTACGGCAGGGGGAGAATATTGTCGCGAATCGCACCAGAGGGTACGTCTACATCTCGGAATTCTCCGGGTGCAATCGGCGTATCATCTCCCTTAATTCGGAGTCCTCGGGATTTAAGTCCCCCGGGTAAGTTACTAAGGGTTCCTGCGTCCACCAACTGTCGAAGGAGGGACGTTGCAGCTTTACTGTGTCCCCCGATAAGGTGAATAAGGCCGAAGTAGTAAAATCCAAATCCCGGGATGTACCCGTAGTGGACGAAGTGTTGGCGCTTCGCTTTAAGATCATCGTCTTCTCTCCAATTCCTTCTGATCGCTAAGATCGTTCCCGTTCCTTTCTCAATCGTCACCACATAGGGCAACGCAATCCCTGTCTCGTTATTATCTTCATCAACGTCCGGATAGCCTTCCAGATCCAAATTCACATGCATCTCAAGCAACTGGAACCGGTCATCCATCGATGCTGAGAAGCCCTGATCCTCGGCCTTCTGCTTCTCCACCTCGTCCATCGTGCGAACCGGATCACCCAGATCGATGTCCCGGTAGAACCCTGCGTACTGGAGCTTGCGGACCTCGTTCTTCGTCTTCCGCATCCGGTGCGTGACACGCTCTGCCGTCTCAAGGTTCGCCGCCCCGTAGGGCACGATAATGTCTTCTGCCGGGATGTAGACCGCCGTCTGCCGATTGAGCGACGGGTCAAAATAGACCTTCTTGAAGGCGTTACCCGCCAAGGCCATGCTGAGCAGCATCCGCTCGTGCTCCGGGCGGTACTCCTTCATCACCTCGGTCAACTGATAGTTCATGTCGTCCGAAACACGGATGGCAGCGTCCTTCTTCTCCTGCGTCTCCTTGCCAACAATCTTCGTCTTCACCGGCCCCATCGCCGGGAACGTCTCCATGATCGTCTCAGACTGGAACTTGACCGCACTCTCCATCAGGAGCGGGTGGAACACGCCACACGCCCCCGGCCACGGCTCAGTCCGCTCCTCGTACCGGATACCCAGAATCTTTAGCCCTTTAACGTAGGTATCCAGCCAGTCCTTGCGTGACGCCAAGTCCTGCTCATAGTGACCGATGAGTTCCCCCGCCAACGAGCCTAGCTCGCCTTCGCTCATATAATCGGCAAGGTTGGCATTGAATTCTTCTGCCCGGGGCTCCGCCTTCATTAGTTCAATGACGGCTCCATCCATCCCAATCGATACGCTCTCCGGGTCCTCAATCGAAATCTCGATGGGCTCCATCTCCGCAGCCAGCGCGTCCAAACCCAGTGGGGCTTGCATCAAACTTTTATCGACGGCCATTTTTGGCTCCTTTACAGGTTAAGCTGGGTCAGCCCTTGATACGAGCCTAGTGCCCCAACTGGAAACGTATTAAACGCTAAACTAGCACGGGTCTTATCGTCATGCACCGTATCGACGGAATGCGTTAGCGTAGAAGGGAACATCACCAAATCCCCCATGCCGACCGGCACGTTCCACGCACTGGAATTGAAGTTACTCAGGCGCGGGGAGTTAATCTGCATGTTGTAGGGGATGGGGTTACCTTCTCGGTAAAAAATGATTTTATCGGTCTCGTTATTAGCATTAATGTAAAACGAACCACTTAAAAAACTATTTGGGTGATTATGCTTGTGATGGTGCTGCCCTTTACTCGTGTAATTCATCCACGACTGGGTCACCCGCAACGATATTCCCGGGCCCGGAACATAAATCTCGTTAAAATACTGATCTGCACAGGACTGCACAAACTCTTTTAATGAAGCCATTTCTGGCTTTTCTAAAACGTAAGCATCTTTGCTCACGATATTCCCGATATTTTTATACGTCTCAAGTTCAAATAAGAACTTAATCTCATCCTCGGTAAATTCCCTACCCAGCTTAAACGTCACAACGGGAATACCGAATAACGACTGTGTAAACATTAATAAAACCCTGCCGCCTTACGTCCTTTAAACCACCGCACAGGCTCGGGCTCATCCGAAGGCAGTGTCACAAACCCGCCTTGCCGAAAGCGCATTAAGGCCAGCGTCGTGGCGTCCACCAAGTCGTCATGGGTACCCGCCGGGAAATCGTTGCACTCCTCCACAACCTCCCATGCCCATCTGCGATCTGGTACCCACACGATGCCCGCCGAAAAGAGGTCCGTCACCGCATTCACTCGGCTGATCTTGTCCTGCCCCTTACCCGGGGTGAACTCCATCAGTGGTACGCCCATCCGTCTCATTTCTTGATACAGCGCCGCCCCGTTAGACTTCTTTTCCACGATAAAGCTATCGGGATTCCAACCTTTGTACTCCTCCAACACCATCGCTTTTAACTCGGGGAACTCCATTCTTTGCTTGATGGCATTTAAGAGGATGATGTTTTTAGACTTGGTCTCTTCGTTAAAGAAAACCCCCCAAGTCAAAAGCGCGTTGTAGTCCGACCGGTTCGTCTTCTCCTGCGCGGCGTCAAGGCTCATGATGATGAACTCACAAGCCGGTGGGTCATCCTTCTCCCACACTCGCCACCATTCTCGTTTGATGAGTGCGCCTTCTTCGGATGTCGGCTCCTGCATGTACTGGGCTTGCCAGTACCGAACGTCCATAGACGCCTTCTTAGCCAGCAGTTCGTCAATCGTCCAGAACTCAGGCCAGAGGGGTTTATCGTTTAAAACAGCGGGAAATTCGACCAATTCCCACTCATCCGACCCCTCTTCCTTGGTCATGTGATCGACGATCTTGCCCGTCAGATCCTGCTTACTCCATCGGGTCATCACGACGATGATCGCGCCACCCGGCATCAACCTTTGGACGGGGCCCGACTGGAACCATTCCCACGCCGGTTCAAAGACATCCGCCCGCCCTTGTTTCGCTTCTTGCTCCGAGTGAGGATCGTCAATAATAAATAGATCAGCACCGCGCCCAGCGAGAGCGCCACCAACACCGATGGCGAAGTACTCTCCGTTAAAGTTGGTACCCCAACGAGAGGCTGATTTACTGTCTGCTTGGAGTTCGACATTTGGGAAGATGTCTCGATAGAGGTCTGATCCGACAAGGTTGCGAACCCTCCGACCGAAGTTGACCGCCAAATCCGCCGTGTGCGAGGCCATGATGACCTTCTTGTGCGGGTATTTGCCTAAGAACCACGCCGGAGCGAGGTAACTGATCATTTCTGACTTGCCGTGGCGAGGGGCGATGTTGACGATCACCCGTTTCTTCTTACCTTCGGCAATTTCTTCAAAGATTCGGGCCAGTTTTTTATGGTGTGGCCCCACTTTGTAGCCCGGATACACGTGACCGATAAAATCTAGGAAGTGATCCTTCCCTAATTTCTGCGTTACTTGGTTCTGATACTGTTTTAATAACTCAGCGACACGCCTTTTCTCCTTATCCGGCATCAGCGGTAAGGCTTGTTTTAGTTTTTGAATATTTTCAGGCGTTATTTGCAGCATTTTTAGTCGATAATTTCCGGATTATCTTCAATAACCCGATATTCAATCCCTTCCAGCACCGTCAAAAGCTCTTTTTCCACCTCTTCAATCGGTTTAATCACGTGGGTGGTCTCGGTGCGCTTCTTAAAGGCGTCTACACCGTCAATTTCGCCCAATTTTGTGAGGGCTTGGAGGCGGGTTTTGCTGTCGGGGGCGTCTTTTACCTCCTCAACAAGCTTATTAATGACGAAAGTCTTGAGCCTGACGAGGTCATCGACGAGTTCAAAGTCGTATTGGGTGATCATGCCCCGCAAAACGGCGGCAGTTTCCATCGATAACGCCCGAAAATCAGGTCGAGTCTTCGGGTCTTTGATGAGTTTGCGGGCAATGTCCCGGGCCTGATGGACGTTTTCCTGCGTCGGGACGATAGGCTGGCCCGTCAAATCGCTGATTTCCTTCACCGTTTCGGTGACCGCCTCCAGTTCGTCTTGGGTAGACATGGGCGGCAACGCTTCAGCAGCGTTCTTTGGAAGAGGAATGCCCTCTTCTACTTCCGGTATCAACGGTTCCATCGTCATGCAT